CGTTTTGGTCAGCAGGGCAAAAAAGTTGGCACTGTGTCTGGTACGGCAGGCAAGCCCAAAGCGGGTGAGTCTGATCGTATGAAGGCAAAGCGCAAATCGTTTAAAGCACGTCACGGAGCAAACATTGCCAAGGGCAAGATGAGCGCGGCGTATTGGGCTGATAAGGTGAAATGGTAATGGAGATGATGATATGGAATGTGATCCTCACAGCCATCGTTGCCTTGTTGGGATTTGTTGTGAAAGAGAAGTTTGCTGAACTGAACAGGCTCGGCATCCTGCTCAACAAGACCCGAGAGGAGGTGGCTCGTGATCACATCACTCGCGCAGAAGTTCACCGCGACATGGAGAAAATCATGGAGCGGTTTGATGCTGGCATTTCTCGTCTGGAGGCAAAAATTGACGACCTCAGAAAAGAACAGAAAGGCTGATCATGGGAATTAAATTTGAAGACCTGTCTCCGATTGCGGGGGTTATGAGCGGCAAGGGCGTTATGGGCGAACTGGCCCGTAGCGGCATGATGGGCATTGCTCCGGCAGCAATCTCTCGCAACGCTTACGACAAGGCTGAAGAGGAGCGTGTTGCTCGCGAATCCGCAGCCAAGCCGATGAAAAAGGGCGGCAAGGTGTCCTCGGCGTCTAAACGCGCAGACGGCATCGCCCAGCGCGGCAAAACACGAGGACGGATTGTATGAACAAGGTCCGCACCGTGATGAAAGAGTTCAAGTCGGGGTCGCTGAAATCCTCCTCCGGCAAAAAGGTCACTAACCCAAAGCAAGCGATTGCGATTGCGTTGAGTGAGGCAGGTAAATCCCAACCCAAAATGAAAGAAGGTGGTCACATGAAAGAGTCTAAAGAGATGATGAAAAAGGAAGTGTCGTTCATGAAAAAGAAGGGCGCTCCCAAGTCGATGGTCAAGCACGAAATGGCTGAGATGGGCATGAAGAAGGGCGGCATGGCGAAGTACGCCAAAGGCGGCTCTGTTGCCACCAAGATGGGCACGGTCAAGACCGCAGCCCCCAGCCGTGACGGCGTTGCCACCAAGGGTAAAACCAAGGGCACGATGATCAAGATGGCGAAGGGCGGCATGACCAAGAAGATGATGTCAGGCGGGAAGTGCTGACATGATGCCCTCGCGTGGCATGGGGGCCATCAATCCCGCCAAGATCAGATCGATCAAAAAGCGGGATGGTGACGAGCCTGTCAAACTGTTTAAACAGGGTGGTGAAAGCCGGGTCAATGAGGCCGGGAACTACACCAAACCCAGTATGCGGAAACGCCTTTTTGAGTCCATCAAGGCTCAAGAAGTGCAGGGTACTAAGGCTGGTCAGTGGAGTGCTCGTAAGGCTCAATTGCTGGCGAAAAGGTACAAAGAGAAAGGCGGGGGCTATCGTGGCTAAAAAAACACTTGGAAAAGCGGCGCAACTTCTTGGCGGCTTGGGTGCGGCGTATGCGCTCGCCAACACAATGGGTGGCAGAGTGCGTCCTGAAGATGTAGAGAATAGCCCGGAAAAACAAAGAATGGCGGCAGATTTCGCCGCTCTTTCTCGCCGTCCTGTTCATCAGCCTTCCGCAGTTGAATTGGAGGAGCGAGCGCGTGAAGACGCTCGTAGACGTGCGGGTCTACCCCTCGTTACAGACGCCGAGCAAGCCCAATACTTTTCGGGCATCAAAAACCTTGCGCGTACTGAGAGCGGCGTCCCCATTCGAACCTCCGATGGCTTTCTCGGTACGACATACAAAAAAGGCGGCAAGGTGTCGCCTGCAAAAAGCAGCAAAGGCTCATCTGCGTCTAAACGCGCAGATGGGATTGCTCAACGTGGCAAGACTCGCGGGAGAATCGTTTGAAGACTTCTCAGCAATCGCTCAAAAACTGGACGGCGCAAAAGTGGCGCACCAAGTCCGGCAAACCGTCTTCCAAGACGGGGGAGCGGTACTTGCCTGAGAACGCGATCAAGAACCTGACACCGGCAGAGTACGCTGCGACCACTCGTGCGAAGCGAGCCGGTAAGAAGGCTGGAAAGCAATTTGTGCCGCAGCCCCCAAAAATCGCCAAGAAGGTGGCAGTGCATAGGAAGGCGACATGACAACATCGGGAACAGCAGGATTCAACCTCGACCTCAACAACATTGTTGAAGAGGCTTTCGAGCGTTGCGGGAAGGAATTGCGTAGCGGCTACGATCTTCGTACCGCTCGGCGCAGCCTGAACCTGCTCACTGTTGAATGGGCCAACCGTGGTGTCAACCTCTGGACCATCGAGCAGGGTTCGATTGCCCTGAACGAGAACCAAGCGATCTACGACTTACCGGTGGACACCATTGACCTGCTGGAGCACGTCACGCGCACCGGCACGGGCCAGAACCAGCAAGACCTCGCGATCACCCGGATCAGTGTTTCTACCTACGCCACCATCCCGAACAAGAACGCCACTGGGCGTCCGATTCAGGTGTGGGTTGATCGTCAGTCTGGAGCCACATATCCGTCTGGTGGCAGGCCGCAGGGAACTGATCCGACCACAGGCATCGACTACCCTAAGATTTACGTCTGGCCTGCGCCGGACCAGAGCAACTACTACACGTTCGTGTACTGGCGTCTGCGCCGCATTCAGGATGCTGGCAACGGGGGTATGACCACCCAAGACATTCCGTTCCGCTTCCTCAACTGCCTCATCGCAGGTCTGTCCTACTACCTCGCGCAGAAGATTGCGCCGGACCGTTTGCAGATGCTCAAGATGCAGTATGACGAGCAGTGGAAGTTTGCCACTGAGGAGGACCGCGACAAGTCCGCAGTCCGTTTTGTCCCACGCCGATACTTCACCGAGTAAAGCATGGGTAACAAGTTTGCCTCCGGTAAGAATGCGATTGCAGAATGTGATCGCTGTGCTTTTCGCTACAAGTTGAAAGATTTGAAGCGTTTGATTATCAAGACCAAGAACGTAAATATCTTGGTCTGCCCGGAATGCTGGGAGCCTGATCAGCCGCAGTTGCAATTGGGTATGTACCCGATTGATGACCCGCAGGCGCTTCGTAACCCGAGGCCGGACATCAGTTACCGGACTTCCGGTCTGAGTGGTTTGCAACTGGTCAATTCGACCGGTCCAAACAAAGATCAGACTGGTACGGCAGAGGGTGGCAGTAGGATTTTCCAGTGGGGGTTCTCCCCTGTTGGAGGGGCAAGAGCCAACGATGTGGGGTTGACACCCAACAACTTGGCGCTTGGAATTCAACTGGGAACAGTGACGGTTGCAACGACATAGGAGCATGAAAATGGAAACCAGCAAAATGAAGAAAATCGCAAAGACTGAAGTCAAGGCGCACGAGAAGAAGATGCATGGCAAAGGCTATGCAAAGGGTGGCGTGACTTCTTCTTCGATGAAGCAGTACGGGCGCAATGTGGCTCGCATGATGAATCAACGTTCTACTTCGCGAGGTGGCTAATGAACACAGACAAATTTGACTACTTCCCGGCTGACACCAAGGAGCCGTGCGAGAAGTACGTCCAGCCCAAGCCATACACACAGCCAACACCGAACTCTGGCTATCCGAATGCCGTCCCGAACACGCAGACTCAGCGTACTCGCGGCACGAAGAACACCACCCGTGGTTTTGGTCACAGCAAGAAGATGGGGTAAGCGGTGAACTACACGGAACTGAAAGCCAGAATCAAGGCGTACTGCGAGAACGACTTCCCACAGGCAGTCGGCGCGGGTGGCTTGACTTCGGACGAGCAGATCAACACGTTCATCCAGCAGGCTGAACAGCGTGTCTACAACTCGGTTCAGTTCCCCTCGCTGCGTAAGAACGTCACTGGCACAACGACCAATGGCAATAAGTACCTCTCGGCTCCGGGTGATTTCTTGGCGGTCTATTCGATTGCCGTCATCGACCCTGTGACGGGCGAGTACCTGTACCTGCTCAACAAGGACGTGAACTTCATCCGTGAATCGTTCCCGTCTCCGACAGATCAGGGTAAACCCTATTACTACGCCCTCTTTGGTCCGACCACGACGAACAACACGCCTCCGGTCATCACCAATGAGTTGACCTTCCTGATGGGTCCAACGCCGAATGCGGCGTACAGCGTCGAGTTGCACTACTACTACTACCCCGAGTCGATCACCGTGGCCTCTACGGGCCAAACATGGCTGGGTGACAACATGGACTCTGTGCTGCTTTACGGCGCAATGCTGGAAGCGGCTGCATTCATGAAGTCCGAGAAGGATGTGGTCGATATGTACATTGGTCGCTACAACGAAGCCCTGACCCTTGCCAAACGCTTGGGCGATGGCATGGAGCGTCAGGACGCCTACCGTTCTGGTCAGTACCGGATGGAGGTTAAGTGATGGCTTTCACTGGCAACTACACCTGCAACACGTTTAAACTGGGTCTTCCAAGCGGAGACTTTGACTTCGCCTCGGGCACGACGGACGTGTTCAAGATTGCCCTGTACACCAACGCCGCATCGCTGGATGACACCACTGCGGCATACACCACTGATGGTGAGGTGTCTGCGACTGGATACACGGCTGGCGGGGAGGTGCTGACCCCGTCCGTGGCGATTTCCGATGGCACGTCCTTTATTGATTTTGGGGATGTGTCTTGGAACGGGGCATTTACTGCCCGTGGGGCGCTGATCTACAAGAACGGTGGAGCGGCAATTTGTGTTTTGGACTTCGGTGCTGACAGGACATCGACATCTGTGTTTCAGGTGCAATTCCCTGCCAATACCAACAGTTCGGCTTTGATTCGGATTTCTTAAGGAGCATGAAATGATCAACAACAAAGCAAAATCCACCGACAAGGTCTTCTCCGAAGTCCTAGGTGGTGGCGCATCGGAAGAGCGCGTTCGCGGCGGCGGCGTGTTTTTCGTTGAGTGCCGTGACAAAGACGGCAATCTCAAGTGGAAAGAGGAGTCCAAGAACCTCGTCGTAAACGTCGGTCTGAAGGACATGAACGACAAATACTTCTCGGGTACGTCCTACACGGCAACTTGGTATCTCGGTCTGATTACCGGCCCGGGTTCTGGCACGACGATTGATGCTGGCGACACGATGGCGACTCACGCAGGCTGGACCGAGGCAACCGCCTACAGCCAGTCCACACGCCCTGCTTGCACGTTCGGCGCTGCGACGACCGCCGACCCCTCCGTGATCAGCAACTCGGCCTCTGTGGCTGTGTTCAGCATCAACGGCACGGTGACGATTGCTGGCGCATTCCTGACCAGCAACAACACCAAGGGTGGTACTACCGGCATTCTGTTCTCGGCCTCTGACTTCCAATCGCCGGGTGACCGTGCTGTGGTGTCGGGTGACACGCTGAACGTGACATACCAATTCAGCCTTGACGCTGCGTAAGGAGAAAACATGGCTACCAAATTCACAAAAGGTCAGACAGTCAAACTCGTTTCTGTGGCCCCGCAAGGCCCAGTCGTTGCACTTCGCATGGACGAGAAC